TGATTGTGAAACTGGCTATGAAGTAATAAATGATTTAAATGAATTAATGATTTTTAAAATGTATGCTTTTGATAAAGAATTTGAATTAGTAGAGCAAAAGTCTGATTTTGTGGTTGATAAGGTAATACAGAAATTTCGTGAACGTTCACAAATAGGAATAGAAAAATATGGTAAAACTTTGGCAGAAAATAACACTGACAATTTTCTTAATCATCTACAAGAAGAGCTGATGGATGCGGTTAACTACATTGAAAAACTAAAAACTCAAGAAAGTAGTGAACTATTCGACAATATTAGAAAGTGGTTTGACGAAAAAGAATTAATCAAACAAGAGAACGCACCTAAGCAAATGATGAAAGTTATGGAAGAACTCGGAGAGTTATCCAGTGCTATAATCAAAGGTAAACGTGACGAAGAAATAGACGCATTCGGTGATGTAATGATTACACTTTTAGGATTGTCTTATATGAGAAACGTATCTTTGATGGCTTGTACACGATCAGCGTATGAAGTAATTAAAAACAGAAGAGGTAAAGTAGTTAACGGATCATTTATAAAAGAATAATGGAAGAGCAAGAAATAAGAAACAAAATAGAAGAGTTGAAAGCAACTTTAACCGGGGAATTGTTGGAAGATTGCGATACTCAAGCGCAAATTTATGAGCTTAAAAAACAATTATCACTTGAAACTAATATGACAATTGAAGAAATTGACGATGAAGATGGTTGTTTGTTTTGCGGAAGTTAGTATATTTGTATGCTTATAATGGTTTTATCCTCACATCGTATTGGTGTGGGGATTTTTTTATTATATTTAAGCCGTGAACGCACATTTAGAAATTTTAGCACGACATGACGAAGATTGGAAACGTATAGTACGTTCCTTTGGTCATTCAGAACATTACGATGATATTGTTCAAGATTTCTACATGAAAGTTTACAATAACAAAGTAGTTAAGGTTATCGAAAACAACCAACCGAACAAAGTATATTGTTGGGTAATACTACGAAACCTATACTTTGACTATCATAGGCTAAACAAAGAGCATATAAACATTGATATTATCAGAGATTTAGTTCAAGAAGAACACATGGAGCTTAAGCGAAAGTGGGAAAAAGTATATAACACAGAAGAAGAAACAAAAAAAGATTTCCATTGGTTTGATCTAATGCTTTGGCAACTATACACCACGACTGATTTATCAATGCGTGACATAGCACGAGACACTAACATATCACTAAAAACTATCTTTGCAACTTTAAAACATTGCAGAGAACAAATACAGAATAAATTATGGCAAGAAGAAGATCAAAAGGACTTGGAGATAGTATCGAAAAGTTTACAGAAGCAACAGGAATTAAATCCGTTGTAGAAAAGGTTTCAGAAATAACTGGTTTAGATTGTGGATGCGATAAACGAAAAGAAACACTTAATAAACTATTTCCTTATAAGAAACCTGAATGCTTTAACGAAAACGAATTAGAGATACTAAGCGCATATAAAGAAAGAAAGCCGGTTACTATATCACCAGTAGAACAAAATGCAATAAACAAGATATATGCACGAGTAATGAAAACTAAGGTTGAATATACAACTTGTGGTTCTTGTTTGGCTGATAGGTTGCACCAATTAATGAGATTATATGATGAATATTAAGATGAAACGAACAACTTTAGAATTAATAATAAAATCATTTGAGGAAGAAGTTGAAAGATATAAAGAGTTTGAGGATGAAAACAAAAATCTTTGGAAACAAATCTATGAACTAAAAAAAGAAAATGATATGTTGAGAAATGATTTAAAAGAGTTGTCTAATTTAACATTTAAAAAATGAATATTAAAGAAATCTACAACTACATTTACATAGAGAATGAGTTTTATTTCGGTGGAATAGAAATAATATATTTTTTAAACTAATGAACTACTTATTAGCTATAATATTTTTAATGCTATCATGGACGATACTATTCATGTATTTGTACTATATAGCATTGAACTAAATAACAACTTATGAAAATAGTAAACATAAAAGAAGTAAAAACAAATCCAAAGAATCCAAGGGTAATAAAAGACGATAAGTTTAAAAAGCTTGTTAAGTCTATTCAAGAGTTTCCTGATATGCTTAATAAACGACCTTTAATAGTTTTTACTGATTTAGATGGTAAATATATTGTATTAGGTGGAAATATGCGTTTAAAAGCGTGTAATGAGTTAGGGATAAAAGAAATTCCGATCATAGTAGCAGACGAATGGACGGAGGAACAAAAAAACGAATTTTTAATAAAAGATAACGTTGGTTTTGGTGAATGGGATTGGGATAGTTTAGCAAATGAATGGGACGCTGAAAGTTTAGATAGCTGGGGTTTAGACTTACCAGGTTTTGATTTAAACGCTGATGAATTAGGAACTGAATTTAGTTTGCCTGATGGAGACAAATCACCGTTTCAACAAATGACCTTTACATTAGCAGATGAACAAGCGGAGCAAATTAAAAACGCAATAGCAGATATAAAAGAAACCGAAGAGTATAAATACTGCGAAACAATGGGCAATGAAAACAGCAACGGTAACGCACTTTATTTAATCGTAATGCAATGGGCAGAGCAAAAGAAATAATCGTTAAGGTAATACCTTCTAAAATCGCCAATGAGTTTGTAAAGAAACATCATTATAGCGGTAAGGTCGTTCAAAATAGTTCTTTGCATTTTGGTTGTTTTCTTGATGAAAAACTTCACGGAGTAATGAGTTTTGGCAGTCCAATGGATAAATCAAAAGTAATAGGATTAGTCCAACCGTCTTTATGGAATGAGATGCTTGAATTAAATAGAATGGCTTTTGATGATTACCTCCCAAAATATTCAGAAAGTAGATGTTTAGCAATAGCTCTTAAACTAATAAATAAAAACGCTCCGCATATAAAATGGGTATTAAGTTTTTCAGATGGTTGCCAAAGCGGAGATGGTACAATTTACAGAGCAACAGGATTTCATTTAACTATGATAAAAGAAAATAGTCAATTATTTGAATTACCTACAGGTGAAAAAGTTCACAAAATGAATTTTGAAACTACAAGACCAACGCCAATACAAATAAAACTTAGAAAGCAAACAGGTAACATTAGCGGAAGTGTAACTAAATTAATGAAAGAATTAGGAGCAAAACCATTAAAGGGTTTTCAATTAAGATACATTTACCTAATAGACAAAACCTGCAAAATAACCGTTCCAATATTACCATTTAGTAAAATAGATGAAATGGGAGCTGGAATGTATAAGGGTAAAAAAATAACCCTCCAAGAAAGGAAGGTTATTAATTTGAGCGATGTGGTAGATTCGAACTCCAACTCCTAACTGGAATGTTAAGCGTGTAACCATTACACTAACATCGCAATGCAAATATAATAAAAATAACGAGAATAAAACGAGATTATGGCAAAAGAAGATAATCTAAAGAAATTTAGTTCTGAATATCAACCCGAAAAAAACGGAAGACCTAAAGGTGCAAAGAACAGAAGCACGATAGCAAAGTATTGGTTGGAGGTTAATCAGAAGTTAAAGAATCCTTTAACAGGTGCGGAGGAAACAATGAGCCAAGAGGATTTAATGACTTTAGCATTGATTAAAAAAGCAAGAGAGGGCGATGTGGCAGCGTATAAAGCATTGATGGATTCAGGTTACGGAGCACCACTACAACAGATAGAACAAACCATATTAGAACAACCATTATTTCCTGATGTTCAAGAGGACGACAGCAACGAATAAAGTACTTGCTTTAAAAAGACGAACTAAAATAATTCAAGGTGGAACTTCTGCTTCGAAAACGTATTCTATTTTAGCAGTCTTAATAAATAAAGCAATACAACAACCTAACTTAGAAATAAGCGTAGTTGCTGAATCTATACCACATTTAAGACGTGGAGCTTTAAAAGATTTTATCAAGATATTAAAATGGACGAATAGATATAGCGACAGTCAATTTAATAAATCACTTTTAAATTATCAGTTTAAAAATGGAAGTATATTTGAATTTTTTAGTGCGGATGATTCAAGCAAGTTGAGAGGAGCAAGAAGAGATATACTTTATATAAACGAATGTAATAATGTAACATTTGAATCATATAATGAATTATCTATACGTACAAAAAAAGAAGTATTTTTAGATTTTAATCCTGCGAATGAATTTTGGGTACATACGGAATTAAAAGGAGAAACAGATTCAGATTTTATAATCCTTACCTATAAAGACAACGAAGCACTTGACAAGTCAATAGTTGAACAAATTGAAAAGAATAAACTAAAAGCCAAAACAAGTTCTTACTGGGAGAATTGGTGGAGAGTTTATGGGTTAGGGGAAATAGGAATGCTTGAGGGCGTTATTTTTTCTAATTGGAAGATAATTGACAATATACCAAGCGAGGCAAAACTTTTAGGAATAGGAGTCGATTTTGGTTATACAAATGATCCGACAACAATAATAGAAATTTATTCCTATAATGATAAAAGGATAATAAATGAAATATGTTATAAAACAGGAATGATAAACTCGGACATTGCTAAATTACTTCCTAATCAAGTTCCAATTTATGCAGATAGTTCAGAACCAAAATCAATAGAAGAAATAAGGAGATTTGGAAAAATGATTAAAGGAGTGACTAAGGGAAAGGATAGTATAAACTTTGGTATTCAAATAATGCAGAGCCAAGAATATTTAGTTACTTCTAACAGCGTGAATGTAATTAAAGAGCTTCGTGGTTACGTTTGGGACAGCGATAAAAGTGGGGCAAGATTAAATAAACCAATAGATAGTAATAACCACGCAATAGATGGAATTAGATACCACGAAATGGAAACACTTGGTATTAATAAGAATAGAGGCAACTACAAAATAGGAATTAGATAGTTATTTAATTATGAAGATAGAATTAAACGTGCCTGATAATTTGAGTGAAATTACACTTAAACAATATCAGAAGTACAACACGATAGCAACGACAAATGAAGATGCTACTTTCATCACGCAGAAGATGATTGAGATATTTTGCAATGTCTCTTTAGCAAACATTGTAAGTATGAAAGCTACAACTATAAACGAGTTGATGGCGCATTTTAAAAAGATATTTGAAGAGCAAAGAGCGTTCGTTCAAAGATTCACAATTGAAGGAATAGAGTTTGGATTTATTCCTAACCTGGAGGAAATAAGTTTTGAGGAGTACGTTGACATTGAAGCAAACATCACAGACGTAAACAAGTTGCACAAAGCTTTATCTATACTTTACAGACCGATTAAAGAACGCAAAAAAGATTTATATACTATCGAATCAAAGGATAGAGGAAAAGACTTTACAGAGGTTCTAAAATACACACCTTTAAACATTGCATTATCAGCACAGGTTTTTTTTTGGACTTTAGGACTCGAATTGTTGAAAGCTATCCCAAACTATTTGGAAGCGCAGACGAGGGAACTCCAGACTATACCGCAAAAGGACAATTTAGCAAACAATGGGGATGGTATCATTCAATCTATGATCTCGCTAACGGAGACATTACAAAGTTTGACGAAGTTACAAGGCAAGGATTACACAAGTGCCTTACATTACTAACTTATAAACACGATTTAAACAAAATAATACAGCAAGAAAATGACAGGATATTACACGCTAATAGATAAACTAAAAACTATTTTAGAAGTAGAACCATTTATCAACACGATAACAAAAGGTGGTATTGACCAAGTGGACTTGCAAAAGGTATCACTTTATCCAATTTGTCACATATCAATTAATAATTCACGAATTGAAAGCAGTACGATAGTTTATAACGTGTCTTTTATTTTAATGGATATATTAGACCACAACAAAAAAGAAAGTTCACACGTGTATTACTCACACGATAATGAGGATGACATCATAAACCAAATGAATGAACAAGCTATTAGAATCTATGAGCTATTCAGACGTGGCGCTTTTCATAATAACGGAATGCAGTTAGTAGATGAAAGCGCAAATATCGAATACTTTTCAGATAGGTTCGTTGATAAAGTTGCAGGGTGTACTTTGACTTTAAACGTGGCGCTTTACAATAATGGGACAATATGCTAAGAGATGAGATAATACAAGAATTAGAACGCTTTAAAAAGTATGTAGTAAGCCAATCACGTGCTAACTTAACAAGAGGAGGAAAAAACGTTTCTAAGAAGCTTTATAACTCAATCAAGGGTGAAACATTTGCAAGCAAAAAAGGTTCGTCTATCGGTCTGTATTTTGAAATGGAAGACCATGGAAGCTACCAAGACCAAGGAGTAAAAGGTAAGACATCAAGTAATCGCGCTCCTAATTCACCTTATAAGTTTGGAACAGGTACAGGACCAAAAGGAGGATTAACAGAGGGTATTAAAGGTTGGGTAAAAGCAAAGAGAATACAATTTAAAGATATTAAAGGGCGTTTTTTAAGCTACGAGCAAACAGCTTTCATAATTACAAGGTCTATATACAACAAAGGTTTAAAACCAAGTTATTTTTTTACGAAACCATTTAAAAAAGCATTTGAAAGATTACCGAATGATATAGTTGATAGATATGGTTTAGTCATTGATAAATTAATTAAACAACAATTAAAATGAGCGGATTTATAAACGTTTTTACAAGATCACCATACATAGTTTCAATTAGTGACGCTAATTTAGTTGAGGCAAGTATTGAAATATATTTGTCGAATACTATTGGAACAATACCTACATCACCACAATATAAATTAACAAAACCAATACCAAGCAGTGACATAACAGAAATTAAATTTGATATATCACCATATTTAAAAGAATATATAAATCATTCAATCCCTCAGCAATTAACTGATAATATATACCAATTAAATTCAAACGAATATTGCTACGCTTTTGTTGAAACATATAAAAACACAGGCACAGGACTCATACTTGATACAGAGCAGAATTACATCGGCGTAAATGGTTACACTTCTTTTGAGGATGGGGCTAACTTTGATAATAGTAGTTTAGGTGCGTTTTCAGAAAGTGGAACATATTATTACCACCCTGAAGACACAGCGAGTTCAATTGGTCATGTAGGGCTATTAAAATTTACTGGCACGTCTTTAATTACATCGGCTGTGTATACTAATTCGGTTACTGGTGCAATCACTACAATAGATTTAAATGATGCTGGTTCTAATCCTTCGCAATTTCGAGTAATTCCAAGGGTTTTGAGTGCCAACTATTACAATGGTAACAACCTAAAATTAAAGGTTGGGTCTAATGTTTTAATAAATATGGATTTCAATCCAATTATTGAATGCAAATACACTCCAGTAAAAGTAGATTACATTGATAAGTTTGGTATGTGGAATTTCCTTTGGTTCTTCAAATCATCAAATGAGAATATTTCTACTACTTCAAAGCAATATAACCTTAAGCAATCAACATGGGATTTTAGTACTATTTATGGAGTTTCTAAATTGATTAACAAAACAGGGCGCAAAACATTTACATTAAATAGTGGTTGGATGGAAGAAGGAAACAACTTTCAAATAGAACAATTAATGTTGAGTGAACGTGTTTTAGTGGGTGGTAAACCTGCGATTTTGAAAACAGATAAAACAGAATTGTTTAAACACTTGAATAACAAACAATTTAGTTACCAAATGGAATTTGAATTAGCTTTTGATTTAATACAGAATGTAAAATGAGACAAGTTGATATTTGGATTGAGAATGAAACTCCAGGAGTATATGACAAAATCGAACTATTCCAAGATGAGGAAATTATTATTAATAGTTCAATTCAAAACGTACAAGATATATCAAAGGTTTTTACTGATTTTTCACAAACATTTACCATTCCTGCGAGTGCAGAGAACAATCGAATTTTTAAGCATTATTATGAGAATGCTATTAACACTGCAATAAATGCAAATTATAGACGTAACGCATACATTGAAATAGATTTAAGCCCATTTAAAAGTGGGAAAATAGCTATTGAAAAAGCGAACATTGTAAATGATAAAGTAGAAAGTTATACAATTACTTTTTACGGTCTTGTAATTTCATTAAAAGATAAGTTTGAAAAGTTTAAATTAGTTGATTTAGATTTTACCGATTTGAATTTTGAAAATACTTTAAACAATATTAAATCAATAATATATACTGATGCTGATTTAGACATATGTTTTCCTTTAATATCTACACAACAAGGTCGTGTTTGGAACTATGGTTTAGCAGACTCAAATGACATTACCACAACTACTGGAGCTATTAACTATATAGAGTTTAATCCTGCAATTAGAAGTAAAACAATTTTAAATAAAATAGCAGCTAAATGCGGAATGACATTTACAGGCGGATTTTTAAGTGATAGGAGATTTACACAAGCTTACCTTTGGTTTCAAAATGATAAAGAAAAATTGCCACGCACAGGAATGCAATATAATGTATTTAATGATATTCATTTATACTATACAGCATTTAATCAATTAGGTCAACAGTTTTCATTGTCTAAATACTATACAACTGCATCCCCTTTAGATCCTCCATTTTACGAGCAAGATTTATTTGATTTACAAAATGCAACTATTGGTATAGAAAATGTATTAGGTTTAGAATCAACTATTAATAATATTACGTTTAACTTTACAATTCCTTCAGGTGTTACAAAAATATACATTAAAATATTTATCAATAACAAATTCTATTATGAGGTTGAGGGTATTAGTGGCACAGATATAGTTGCAGTTAGTGGTCAATTACAATCTTTAGTAAAAGGTAACTATTCATTTTGTATACAAACAGAAGACCCAACAACTTTAACAGGAACGATGACAGCTAACATAGCTCGAAAAGGTTTTTCGTATGTGGATGGTGGTAACGTATATACAAGCAACGCACAAGTTTTTAAATATGTTTCTGATTTGCAATCTAAGACATTTACAGCACAACAATATAACGTAAATGATTATATTCCAGACTTGACATTTGAAGATTTTATAACTTCAATTTTAAAAACTTTCAACCTTACAATCATCCCAAGGTCAGAAACTGAATTTGAATTAATACCGTTAAATGATTTCTATTCTAAAGGAAAAATTTACGATATAACTCCATATGTAGACATTGACGATATTACGATTTCACGAATACCATTAAGCAAAAAGAACGAGTTTAAACATGAGAAAACAAACAACTTTCTAAATGAACAATATTCAAAAGCTTCAATTCAGTCACGTGAGTATGGTGACTATATCTATTACGATGAAAATTTAGAAGATGGAGAGTTTAAGATTGAGACTAAATTTGGCGATATATCAACGGTTAAGTTAGCAACTAATATGTATGTTGGATATGCTTTAGATAAGGCTTACAATCCACAGATACAAGCTCCATTATTATTATATAAAGGATCAAAAAGAGTAAAAACTTTTAAAATAACAGATGGTGTAAATTACGATAATATTAGTGGATATATTGAGTTTGTTCAAGAAACAACAATTGATGGCACAAGGTATTCTATACATTTCTCAAATGAGTTAAGTGTTAAGGATGGATCTACATTGTACAATAATCTTTTCTCACAATATTACGCATCTTATTTCTTTGGGTTAACTAATCCTAAAAATAGACTTACAAATGTTACGACTACTTTTCCTTTGTCGTTACTAACTAAGATAAAGCTTTACGATCGTTTAATTATACGAGATAAAAGATATATTATAAATGATATTAAACAGAATCTAACCACGAGTGAAGTAGAGCTAAATCTATTACACGATTTTAGACAACTTATCAATGCAACGTTACCGAATGCTTTTCAGAGTGGTGGGCAAATGTCTTTTATTATGCCTGCTCCGGATGGTGGTAGCGCGCAAATGAACTTTGAAATAGCTTTAGATACAGAGGATGGTATTGGATACGAAACAGAAAACGATTTATTACTATTAACGGAATATTCTCAAATAGTAAGTGGAGGAAGTCAGTTGGTTACTATTGTTTACCCACCAATTCAAGAAACAACTTATTTAATTGACAGCTCTGGAAATGAGTTAATCACAGACAACGGATTAAACATCATTTCAAATGAAGTAACAGGGAGCTACTTTACATTAACATTTAAGCTATTCTATGAAGATGGAAGCGAATACACACAACCTTATAACGTATACTACGAATGATTTTAAACATTTTACAACTATTAAAAGTTTCTGATTTTTACGGACAATCGGAGCTAATTGACATTGCAAAGGGGCGCAATGAGTTAGACTATTCTATTAAGAAGACGTACAAGAGAGAAAAAAGAAAGTTATTAAGTAAAGCTTATAAGAATGGCAACTAAGAAAGTTATAGAGATTGAGGTTAAGGATAATTTAGATAAGACGTCTAAGGGAATAAACGACTTAAATAAAGAGGTAAAAGATTTAACCAATAGTGCTGATAGGTTAGATAAAGAGTTTGAAGATGTATCTAAAACTTTTGATGAAGTATACGGAGATTTAAAGCCACTTACAGCACGTTTAGGAGAGGCAGAAGATAGGCTTTATGAATTAGCATTAGCAGGAAAACAAAACACTGCTGAATACAAAGAGCTATTAAAAGCAACTGCAAATTTTAGACAAGTTCAGATTCAAACTGACATGGTTGTTGATTCTGCTGCTCAAACAATGTCGCAAAAATTAGGAGGAGCTTTACAAGGTGCTGCGAGTGGTTTCTCATTGGTTCAAGGTGCAATGGGATTAGTTGGTGTTGAAAGTGGCGAAATTGAAAAAGCATTATTAAAAGTTAATAGTGCTATGGCTTTGGCTCAAGGTGTTGAGGGTGTGCGAATGGCAATACCTGTATTTCAAGGTTTAGCCACAACAGTAAAAACACAATTAGTTACAGCATTTACAACATTAAGAGGTGCAATAATAGCTACTGGTATTGGTGCTTTAGTTGTTGCAGTTGGTTTTTTACTTCCTAAAATAATGGAATGGGTTAGTTCATCAAACACTTTAGAAAAACAACAGAACAAATTAAATAAAACATTAGAAGATCAAAACAGAATATTAGACAATAATGCAAGGGAATTGTCGAGAGCGCAAAAAAGACAACTTGATTTAGCTAAGGCTTCAGGCGCAACAGATCAAGAATTATTAAACTTAAGAAGAAAACAACAAAAAGATACTGAAAAAATATATGATAGGGACGTTCAAAATTTAGATGAAGCGATTAAAAAAAGACGTAACCTTTATATCAGTGCTTTTGTAGATGAAGATTTTGAAAGAGCTAAAGCTATAAATAAAGAAATTAAAGATTTAACAGAGCAAAGAGTTGAAAAATTACGTCAAAAAAGATATGAAAGAGAAGATTTAAAAGATGCTCAAGACCAATTATTAGCACAACAAAAACAAGATGCTAAAAACCAATTACAACAAGATAAAAGTTATGTAAAAGAAAAAAAAGAAATTAATAATCAAGCATTAAAAGACCGTCAAGAATTATTAAAATTAGAAGAAGAAGCAAGAGACAAAGCTAATGAGTATAGAATAAAATCAGAAAATGATTTAGCGGAAAGATTAGCGCAAATAACTCAATCAAATTTTGATGCTACTTTATCAAGTAAAGAATTAGAAATAAGAGATATAAATGATAAATATTTTGAGCTTGAAACATTAGCAGTTAATAATGCTGTTGCACTTTCTGAAATTGAAACTGCTAAAAATAGAGAATTAGCTATAATAAACGATAAGTATAGAGCAGAGCAAGAAAAAAAAGATTCTGAGTTAGATAAAATAAATGATGATTTATTAAAACAACAGAAACAAAAAAAAATACAACAGCAACTTGATATACTTCAAATTGCATCAAGTACATTTAGTGCATTAGGTGCGTTAACTGAAGCATTTGCAGGTAAAACAGAGGAAGAACAAAAGAAAGCGTTTGAAGTTAAAAAAGCGTTTGATATAGCACAAGCGGTATTAGATGGATATAAAGCAGTAATGTCAGCTTATGCGCATGGTAACTCTATTGGTGGTCCTATATTAGGGGGTATTGAAGCTGGTGTAGCTGGTGCTTTTGCTATTGCTCAGATTAGAAAAATAGAACAATCTACATTTACACCAAGTACACCAAGCGTTGGAGGTGGTGGAACAGGAGGACAGCAACAACAAGAACGCATACAAGCCCCAATATTTAACGTAACTGGAGAGGCTAACCAAACACAACAAGTAAGTGATAAGCCTGTTAAAGCTTATGTAGTGAGTGGAGAGGTTACAACGCAACAATCTTTAGATAGAAATAGATTACGCAACGCAACGCTTTAAAATAGTTATTAGGTTATGAAGGAAGTGGAATTAAAAATATCTGATGAATCGGTAGATGGAGTTTTCGCAATTTCAATCGTAGACCGCCCTGCTATAGAAGAAGAGTTTGTCTTGTTATCAAAAATAGACGTTCAATTTAAAGTTATTGACGAATTAAAACGTGAGGTTGTAGGATTGGTTTTAATACCTAACAAACGAATACTTCGCATGATGAATGGAGAGAAATTTAATATTTATTTCTCAGAAGAAACCATTGCACAAACTCAATTACTATGGATGAAAAACAACTACTCGAAAAGTGCCACTTTAGACCATGAAATAAAAACGGATGGAGTTACATTTTTTGAAAGTTGGATAGTTGAAGATGAAAAACAAGATAAATCTAATTTATACAACCTAAACGCTAAAAAAGGTAGTTGGGTAATAAAGGCTAAAATTGAAAACGATGAAGTGTTAGAGGGTATTAAAGATGGTACTTATAATGGATTTTCAATAGAGGGCAAATTTGATGGATTAAACCAATTGTCAAAAGTTAACGAAGAATTGGAACTAATTAAGGATTTTTTAAAAAGTATATAAATGGAAAAAAAAGTAAAAGCTCCTGCAAGTAGAAAAGGAGGAAAACAAGCGTGTCTTTGTGAAGATGGTACATACAAAAAAGAATGTTGTAATGGTAGCACAATAGCGCAAGGAATTTATCAAGTGTCAGAGCTATCAACTGCTGAGATAATTCACACAATTACACCTAAAACTTTTGTAAACGGCAACGAAATTTAAACCAATAGTTAATTAGTTATGAAGACAGAAATTTTACAAGCAATAAACACGCTCAAGACTTACTTAGGAATGGAAGTAAAGTTAGAGCAAATGAAGTTAGTTGATGGTGCAACTTTGGAAGCTGATAAATTCGAGGCAAGTTATTCCGTATCTGTATTAAGCTCAGAAGGGGAAATGGTTCCTTTGCCAGTTGGCGAATACGAATTAGAAAGCGGAATGGTATTAGTAGTTACTGAAGAGGGTGTAATTGCTGAAGTTAAAGAAAAGGAAGCAGAGCAAGAAGTTGAGGTAGAAGTTGAAGCATCAACAGAAACTAAACAAGTAGAAGCACAACCGAAAAAAGTTGTTGAATCTAAAGAGTATCATTTTTCTTCTGAAGAAATTAAAGCTTTAATCGATGAGGTTGAGAATTTGAAAAAAGAAATCATTGATTTGAAGTCTGAGAAGTACGTTGAAGAACAACCAACGGATACAGTTGAATTTTCAAAACAAGAAGAGGCTAAACCAATTTCTTACAATCCTGAAAATACTACTCCTGTTGATTGGACTGATTTAACTCCTAAAGCCCCAATGAGTGGATTAGACAAAATTTTAGAAAGAATATATAACAAA